CGACAGTTCGGCATCCTCGGCCACGGGCAACTGGTCGGCATCCTCGGCCACGGGCTACAGGTCGGCATCCTCGGCCACGGGCGACAGTTCGGCATCCTCGGCCACGGGCGACAGGTCGGCGGCTGTCTGTACTGGCCTTGACAGCAGAGCAATGGCTGGAAAATACGGTTGTATTGCCCTTGCATGGTGGAACAAAAAAGAACTACGGGCAGAGATGCGCTGCGCTGAAACGGGATGTGGAGACGGCAGCGATGGCAAGCTCAAGGCCGAGGTCTGGTATGTTCTGGACGAAAACGGCCAGTTCGTGAAATCGCCAATAACCCCCAGCCGGCCCGCGCTGGAAATCCCGAGGGAGTATTAGTGATGGATTATCTTGAATTTTTACAGAAGAAAAAACACAGCATAGGAGATTCTGGATTTGCTCCCGATTGGTTTCCAGACTGTTCTTTCGGTTTTCAGAAACACATCATCGACAAGGCGGTGAGAAAGGGGCGTATCGGGGTGTTTGCCGACACAGGTCTAGGCAAAACCCTGATACAACTAGCTATTGCCTATAACATCGTGAGAAAGACGAACAGGCGAGTGTTGATTCTTACTCCGTTGGCCGTGGCTTTCCAGTTTTTGCAGGAGTCCGAAAGGATAGGGATTGACGACATTGAACATTCACGCGGAGAACTTGGAGGCAAAAAGATAGTCGTATGCAATTATGAGCGTCTTCATCTTTTGGATCCGTCCGACTACGTTTGTGTCATGCTCGATGAGTCAGGTATTCTCAAGAATTTTAACGGCGCAACCAGGGACGCCATTATATCCTTTATCAGAAAGGTAGAATATAGGTTCCTTTCGACTGCTACCCCTTCCCCTAATGATTTTATTGAGCTTGGCAACAGTTCAGAGGCCCTTGGTTACATGGGGTATATGGATATGTTGACCAAGTTTTTCAAAAGCAACCAGAACACGGCCGACTCGAACAATCGAAACATCGGTGAAAAGTTTTATCTCAAACCACACGCGGAAAGGGATTTTTTCGCGTGGGTCAACCAGTGGTCGGTTATGATAAAAAAGCCCTCCGATATCGGTTTTAGTGATGAGGGGTATGAACTGCCGGAACTGACCGTGAAACAGCACACCGTCAGGAACGAAAACCAGTGGTGCATCGACGGGCAGAGATCCTTGTTTGCCATGCCTGCAAAACGTCTCACGGAGGTCCGGGAAGAGCAGAAACTGACCATTGACAAGCGGTGCGAACTTGCCTGTGAACTCGCCAAGGGTAAAAACTCTGTCTACTGGTGCAACCTCAATGACGAATCAGACCTGCTCGCCCAATTAGACAAGAATGCAGTTGAAATAAAAGGCGGTATGACCATCGACAAAAAAGAAGAAATTCTGGTTGCTTTTGCTAGGGGCGAAATTGAACGCCTGATTACCAAGCCAAAAATGACCAGCATGGGGCTTAACTGGCAGCACTGTAACCACACCGTGTTTTTCCCGACATACAGTTATGAGCAGTATTATCAATCTATCCGGCGCTTCTGGCGTTTCGGTCAGAAAAGGCCAGTCGTATGCGACATGGTTATCAGCGACGGCCAAGCGAGGGTTTTGCAGGCGTTGAAAGAGAAGACGCAAAAGGCTATTGAACTTTATGAAAATCTGGTGAAACACGCCAATCAGGACTTTACCTATCAGACCAAGGCATTTGATAAATCGGTTGAATTGCCAAAATTCATTTAACGGAGGAGATATGACCACAAAAGACCAACTGATAACCGAAGATTATGCTTTATATAACTCCGATTGCATGGAGGTTTTGCCGGCACTTAAAAAGGAATCCGTTGACCTTTCGATATACTCTCCGCCATTCGCCGGCTTGTATAATTACAGCTCAGACCATCGCGACATGTCGAACTGTGAAAGCTCGGAGCAATTCCTTGAGCAGTACAATTTTCTTGTCGCAGAGATTGCCAGAGTCACGAAGCCTGGCCGTATTACTGCCGTTCATTGTACGGACGTTTTCGACAACTCCTGTTATTTGTGGGATTTCCCCCATGAAATCATCAAAATTCACGAGAGACACGGATTTAACTACCGCAATCGTATCACCATATGGAAAGAACCGCTCAAGGTCAGAATGCGAACAATGGTCAAGAGCCTGATGCACAAACTTATTGTCGAGGATTCGACACAGTGCTTTACGGCTATGCCTGACTATGTTTTGATTTTCACTAAAAAAGGTCAGAACAAGGTCCCCGTGACTCATGCTCATGGTCTGACGAGGTATTTTGGTGAAATCCCGATTCTTCCCAATATTCTAAATGCTTGGAACAACGCAAACGAAAGCAAACTGACCGCCGAAGAGTTATGGCAGCATTTAAACGAAAAGTTTTACGACCACGAGGATCCGAAAAGCAACAAGCTGAGCCACTACATATGGCAGCGGTACGCCTCAAGCGTTTGGGATGACATCCGTATCGACAATGTTCTGCCGTTCCGCGACAGTAAAGAAGAGGACGACGAGAAGCACGTCCACGCATTACAGCTTGACGTTATCGACCGACTGGTTGAGCTTTACAGCAACCCCGGAGAAGTGGTCTTGACGCCCTTTGCGGGCGTTGGCAGTGAGGTTTACAGCCCTGTTTCTCTCGGAAGAAAGGCTATTGGCGTAGAGCTGAAAGATAGCTACTATAAACAGGCCAAAATAAACGTCTCCGAAGCTAAAAAAAGGTTTAACGAAGAAGAACACAAACAGGAGGGGTTATTCGCATGATCGTCCTCTACCGTCGCCGTCGCTACCGGGTCCTCATGGAATGCAAATCCGTGAATAACGGCTCCCGCGAGTATCTGCTATCCGGGGGAGGCGCGGTGCTGGTCGTGCTGGCGTCGAGGTGTAAACAGGTGAGGGGATAACGAGGGAGGATACTATGTGTGACTGCAGAAAAAAAGTAGAAGCAAATTTGCTTGACAGGTACAAGGATCAGCATCCAGAAGCTAACAAGCACCAAGCGAGGTTGAAAGGATATACGCTGATTCTCGGCAAACAGGTGGAAGAAAAAGGATGTATGCCGATTGAATTCACGGCTGCTTACCCGCTGAAAAAAGGTGGTGTGAAGGAAAAAACAATGAAGCAAAGTATGGTATTCACCTATTGTCCATTCTGTGGGGAGAAATACACATAACCCCTATCCCGCCCGCAAGGGCACAACCAAGGAGGCAAAAGTGAACACTGCTCAAATCGGGATAGCCGACAGTGCAGACTTTGAAAATGGGACATGGACCTTTTCAATGGGTGCTGATTTTCGAGTAACCGCTGGCAGATATGCGATATTGCCGGAGCGTGAATATTTGGCTCTGGTTGATATGGCAAACAAGGCCAGCATTAAACACACCGCTGGTGGTTGATTCCCCTTTGCCAACAGGCTAAAAACCGCGCATCAGCGCATTTTCCCCTTGCATAAAAGCACAGGGATAGTTTAGAAATCAAATTGTGCAGCCGGGGTGATACTCTCTTTTCGCTGCGAGATAGGCTTCATGAGCCGACATAGGAGTACTAAATAAACCCAAGTATTTAGGTTTATTATTTACAAATATGTCGGCTCGCCATTTTTTTCTATATGGAGACACACCGAGAAGCCCGGTTTTGTTCCTAGAGTGGGCCTCCCTTTGGTTTTGCAGATTAATGAAGGTTGTTGCATCCCTTAAGTTTTTTATCCAGTTGGCGCTTCGTATGCCGTTTTTGTGGTCTATCCCTCCTTTTGGCCACACCGCATAGACGTAAAACCATGCCAGTCTGTGCGCAAGATATGTTTTGCCGTCAACACATATTTGCGTGTAGCCGCACCCGTTTGTTGTCCCTGCCTCGCTCCCTCGTTTAGCTCTACCCCTTCGAGCCGCCTTCCATATAAAAACACCAGTTTTTTCGTCATAATCCAAAAGGTCACGCAATCTTTCAACCGTCAAATTCCCGTTTTCCATTTAATGGCACCTCCGTTAAATTGTTTATCTTACAATACTCAGTAGCGGCTGGCGTGTCAATAATTTTTTAATCAACAAACAAAAAACTTGACATCCCCGCATGAAAGGCTTTATTATCCATAAAAAGAGAGGAGGTGATAACATGCTTACATTGAATGAGAAGATCGTAGCCCTTCGCCACCGTCACAAGTTGAGCCAGAAAGAGATTTCAGTGATGATCGGGCTGAGTGCTCCGACGATCGTAACCCGTGAGGCGGGGAAGACCTCTTGGAGACTTGAGGAGTTGAATAAGCTGGCGGAAATTTTCGGCGTGTCTGTTAAGGATTTGCTGGATGACCCGCCGACGGACACCATGCAATAAAGGGGGCGAAGGTGGCTAGAAAAAGCGCAGGCCGCATGATTAATGTGAGCATTTCATTGAGTGCTAAGGTGGGGAGTTTGTCGCCTGAATCCCTCTCTCTTTTTTGTCTATTGATTCCTCACTTTAATGCCCATGGGAAGATGTTGGCAAACCCCCACTTAATCAAGGGGCTTGTCTGCCCCCTGATCGGCTGGTTGACACCTGAAAAGGTCGAATCTTGCTTGGAGGAAATTAGTGAGAAAACCAGTGTCAAGTTTTGGCACGATGAAAGGGGGATTCACTACCTGCACAGTCTTCATTGGACAGAGCATCAGACGCTTAAAAACGACCGATTGGGGCCAGACCATTTACCGTCTTGGTCCTGTGTAATCCCGACTTATCCCGGAGTAGTCCCGGATAATCCCGGAGTAGTCCTTGAGTTGTCGCACAAAGGGAAGGGAAGGGAAGTAGAAGATGAAGGAAAGGTTAAGGCTAAGGAAGTTCCGGACAATTTTGCTGCTAGATGCAAAGATGCAAGGATAGCAATAGGCAAGACCATGCTTTCATCACGAGACATTGAAACAATCAAAACATGGGCCGACTTCTCCGATATTGAGGTGTCTTCCGCCTGTGACTTGTGCCGGGAGAGGGGAGGAAAGGCCGTAGGATACATCGATACCATCCTGCGAGAGAACCACGACAAGGCAAAGAAGGCCGAAGAACCATCCTACGACCACTCCGACGACCATCTCTATATCGCCGCCATGAAACGTGAAGGCTTGTTATGACCGAGATAGACATTACCCAAGCCTCCATTATTTCCTCAATGATTCTGTTTCCTGAAACCATTCAGGCGACAACGGACGCCGTGAGCATGGAGTGGTTCACCGGGTATTATCGAAAAGCCTTTGCCTACATGGTCAAAGAGGGCGGGGCTGATGTTGCATCCCTTTCAGCGGCTATCGGGACCAGTACCGTCACCGTCTGCGCATGGATGGACCAGGAATTCACCACGGCGTTTCTTCCCCAGCATTACGCCAACCTTGAGCGGGAGCACTCACTGCGCAAGATTCAGTACCTTGGCCGGCAGCTTCTTTGCGCCTCTGCCGTCGATGAAGCCGTGACACTGATTGACAAGTTTAACAACAGCCTCTCGGGGAAGGATAAAACAGAGCCGGTGCAGATGAAGCAGGGGCTTAAACGTCTGATGTCTGAAATCGAACGGCGGGGAGCACTCAAGGGCCAGATACTCGGGATGAGCTACGGCATTGACGATCTTGACACGGCAACAGAAGGGATGCATAAGGGGGATCTGGTTATTGTGGCCGGTACTCCCTCAATGGGAAAGACAGCCTTTGCAGTGGGGGCGCTGGAATCGGCAGCAGCGGCAGGCAACAGGGCGCTGGCCTTTTCCTTCGAAATGACCATTGAACAACTGCTGATGCGTTCCGTCTCTGCTCATTCCGGGGTTCCCTTGGGGCTGATTCGGGCGTCTCACAAACTACAGGATTACCACTATCCAAAGCTGACTGACTCCATAGGGGCAATGAGCGCATGGCCTATTCACATTGACGACCCGGCAGGAGTGGGGCTTGACGAAATCACCCGCAAAGTAAAACGGGCGAAGAAGGATGGGCTTGACCTAGTTCTGATTGACTACCTGCAAATCATGGACTATGACACAGCCAAAGAGGTGCAGGAGCTTGGCAGAATTACCAAGGGGCTGAAAAATCTGGCGAAGGAACTCGACGTTTGCGTGGTCCTGCTTTCCCAGCTCAACCGGGGCAGCGAAAAGGATAAGCGCAAACCAACCATGCGCGACCTTCGAGGGTCGGGGATGATCGAGGCCAACGCCGATGTTATTATCTTCCCCTACAGGGAGGCGGCAGACTGCCAGAAATGCCAAGATAAGGTCGAGGACGCCGAGCACAGCACGAAGGTTCACCAGGGCAAGGCGGAAATCATCATCGGAAAGCAGCGCCAAGGTGAGCGCAACATCAGCGTCAAATGCCTATGGGTGGGCGAGAGGACGCGTTTTGTCGGCATCCCAAAACAGGAGGAATACCGGAGATGAACCTACTGGAAATTAAAGAGACAGCAAAACGCGGAGTCTACCTCAACCCGAAGGAGTACCAGCGGCAAATCAACTGGCTGGTTACCGAGGTTGAGTCGAAAGAAAAGGCCCTAGCCGAAACAGAAGACCTATGGCGTCAAGAGCGCGACAAGAACCGGGAGCTCATCGCAAACGAGTGGCGGGACTGCCAGAACTGCGGCAAGTGGATGTGTTTGGTGCCGTGTCCATCGGGTCAGCGGCAGCATGAGAGAATGGCGGCGGCGATGGCTTCTGAATAACACACAGATTGAACAGAATAGCCCCAGGTTGAACTTTTAGATGCCGATGAATGGCATGACAAGGAGGAACCAAATGATTTCAGTTTCAGCGGCATATTCCCCCGATCAAGAATACTTCGGCGGCGGTCCAGAAATGAGGCCGCTCGAATTTGACCACCACTGCCCCGACATGGGCGAGGGATTGCGCACCACAAAGGCCAACTGCCTGCGCCGGCAGTCACGCGGCGGCGG